TATGCCTTCGTCCGCGCCTTCAGCTTGTCATGCCTGCACAGATTCTTCAGAGACTTTGCGACGCCTCGCCACGCCGAAACCGTCGTCGCCCAGCGCGAGAGCCCGAGGGTACCCGCAAGGCGAGTGGCGAAGATCTTCGGGTCGGTCGAAAGCAGGGCCATCGCCTTGTCGGCCAAGTTGGCCACGCCTTCGGCATAGTCGAAGAGCTTGCCGAGGTCACCCGCGCTCACGAAGTTGAGCGCATCGAGGAGGCTGCCCTCGAGCGCCGAGTCGATCCAATCGTTGATCGTCGACAGGTCGAAGTCTTCGCAGAACTTGTCGACGGCGCTCTTCTCGACCGCGTCGGCCGCCTCGAGCGCTTCGGTGTCCTCGTCCGCCGTGACGGCAGGAAGTTCGAGGTCACCCGCCTCGGTCGCGGTGATCGTGACCGAAGCGACGCCCAACCCCTGATCGAACTGAAGCTCGCTGACAGAGGTGATCGTCACCTCCATCTCACCGAGCCACGGGTGGATCAGGGTGCCGGGACCAGGCTCCTCGAGCTCGTGCATGAGCGCCTGAGCCTGTTCGAGGTAGTCGCTGCCGACAACGAAGCACTGGAGCGTTATGTTGCGCGTCGCGCGCCCCATGTCCTCGACGTAGGGTCGATCACGTTGCGGGTACTCATGCACGACAGTGCGACGGCCGACCGTGATGCCCGAAGCCTCTACTTCAAAAGGCACGCCCCTGAAGGAGGCAGGCTGCAGCTGTTCACTTAGCACACTCATACATCACCACGAGAAAGCGCCCTCGGTGTAGCGCTGAGAAGCGCCAACGGAGCCTTGAATCTGAAGCCCGCGATCGGACTTGACGTCGGTCACACGCGCCGAGGTGCCCTGAGCGGCCGCAACCTCAACGGCCAGACGGCCCTGCACGGATGCAGACGGCATCTGGACGCGCTCCTGCTTCACTTGCTGGGCCGCAGGCTTCTGGGCATCGAGCCCGAGCCACGACTTAGCGAAGTCCGGCACTAGAGAGCCGAAGTCGATCTTTCCGAACAGCTCGGCGATCATCTCGCCGATGCTTGCGAGCATGTCGCCCGCAGTCTTCTTGAGACCTTCCCAAGCAGCGAGCCATTTCTCAGGCAGGATGCTCAGGGCGGCATCGAAAAGCTGTCCGAAGCCCTCGAAGACCCCAGGCAGATCGGCGCTCATGAATCGATCGCTGATCTGCGAGACGGCAGAGAAGATCGAGCCGACCCAGTCAGTGAGTCCGCCCCAGACGGCCTTGACGCCGTCCGCAACGGCCTTGCCCACGCCCTCGATCACAGACCAGATCTTGTCCCAGTTGGCAATGATCGAAGGCGCGACCGCCGCCGCGACGGCAGCGATGATGAGCCCGATCGGGCCGACCGCTCCGGCCATCGCGATGCCGACTGCCTTCGCGGCAGTGGCAAGCGCGCCGAACGTCTGAACCATCGTGATCACGGAGGATCCCAAGGAAACCAGAGCAAAAAGCGTCTTGCCTGCGATGATTGCACCGAGGCCGTAGAGGACCGTGTTGAAGCCGCCCAAGGCGTTGAAGGCGCGGATCGCGTAGTCTGCGATAGTCAGCAGGCCACCGACGATTCGCTCGAAGTCTATCTTGCCGAAGGTCTCTGCAAACCGCTCGGCGACGCCCGCGAATCGCTCGCTAAAGGCCTCACGGTTCGTGACAATGATGCCCTGCAGGCGATTGGCCATCGCGCTCACTGTCGGCACGAGAATCGAGCCGATCGTGCGACCGACGGAGGAAATCACCATCCGGAGATTGGTGAGATCGTCCGTGAGCTTTGCGGCCGCCGCCGTGTCTTCGTCCGACATGATGATGCCGAGAGCGCGAGCTTCTGCGGCCATCTTGTCGAGACCCTCAGCACCTTCGGTGAGAGCAGGCAGGATCTTGCGACCGCTCTCGCCCATCGCGGCCATCGCCATCTTGGCACGCAAAGCCGGATCTTCGTTGCGCTTGAGCGCGTCCGAAAATTCCCTGAAGAGGACTTCTGTCTTCTTGACGTCGCCGTTGGCGTCACGCACGCTGATGCCGAGCTTCTCGAAAAGCGTGAAGGCATCAGAGCTCGTGTCGAGCCCGTTGGCAATCTCTGTGACGTGCTCGGAAAAGTCCTTGAGCGCGTCCTCGAGGTCCTCAGGCGCGGCACCTGCTCGCGTAGCAGCGTAGCTCCACTCCTGCAGACGCTCGGAAGACAGACCGCATCGAGCGGCCATCTTGTCGAAAGCATCGCCTGTGGACGCGAAGTCACTGATGCTTTGCTGTAGCGAGAAGCCGACGGAAGAAGCGGCCGCAAGAAGCGGACCGGAGAGCTTCTCGCCGAGCTCCTTGGCCTTGTCCCCAACGTCCTTCATGGACGAGGAGAAAAGCGCCATCTGGCGCTTGAGGCTCTTGAAGTCGGTCGATTCGACGATCTTCTTCAGGCCCGTCCACTTTTTTGAAAAAGCCTGGATGACCGGCGCGGCAGTGTCGCGCACGGCCAGTACTGCTGTCAGGCGAAAATCCTTACCTGCCATCTAGCTCCTCCTGGATGCGATTCCACTGCGCCGTGTAAAGAGACAGTTCAGAAAGCGGCATCTGAAGGAAACTCTCCGGGGAGAGCTTCCAACAGTACGCCAGATCGAAGCAGCGCTCGATCAGATCGCTCAGATCGTCTGCGCCGAATCGCCGAAAAAACCCACGACCGTCCAAGTGAGGGCCGTGAAGTCGCTGACGGCGAGCTTGTCAACCGCGCTCGGCGGAATCTTGCCGAGCTTGGAGACGTAAGCGGCACAAACCTTCGTGATCGGCTGAGGCATGCCGCTCTCCGTGAGAGCGAACGGCAGACCCAGCTCACGCACGAGCTTCGTCGTCGGCTCTGCGAGCTCGAGCTCAGTGATGCTCTCGCCCGCATGCTCAATCGGAGTCTTGAGCGTGTAGATCATGCGAGATCTCCGTCAAGACCCTCGAAGCGCAGAGAGACCGTGCCGTCAACGGGCTTGAAGGCCGCGTCGCCGACGAGATACGCGTCGCTCAGCGTATAGACCATGCCATTCGCGCACTCGGCGGTGATGGTCATCGCCTCAGACTCGACGAGGGTGCTCGTCGGGAAGTCAGCGGTCACGATGAAGTCGCCCGCGATGTACGGAACGTTGACCGTCTCCTTGAAGCCGACGGGGCCGCCGGTCGAGGACATGCTCTCGCGAGTGACCTTGGCCATCGGGAACTCGAGGTTGCCCTGGAGCTCGAGCTGCTGACCGTCAACCTTGACGTAGCAGGTGCCTGCAATTTTCTTACCCATGGTTTACTCCTCGCTGTACTGCAGACGGAACTGGTTGAGGAGCGCGAAGATCCTCAGCTGATTGACGTAGTCGGGCGGGAACAGGACGTCAAGGCGGTTCGGATTGTCCGCGTTGCGCTCGACGATCAGATGCGCCTTGAAGAGGTCGCGGTTCTCGCAGATGCCCTTGAGCTCGAGGCGCGCGTACTCGGCGACAAGCTCGCCCTTGATGACGGACGGCGTCACGATCGCCTGACCGGCACCGTAGCGCGTGCCATCATCGGCAAGCTTGTGACGAGCGTACTTGGACGTGATGATGCTCTTGAGTCGACGAAGGATGTAGGCGCTCGTGTGAAGCGTCTCAGAGTCGAGATACGAAGCGTCCGCGTCGCCCATTGCGTTGCGCTGATACGTCGTGACAGCACGTTCGATCTGCACCGTGCCGCTCACAGTCGTGAGCGTAGCAATGCCGTTCTCAAGTAGCGTCTGGCGCTCGGTGAGGATGAAGCGCTTGCCGACGGCCGAGGCCATCACGCCCGTGAGGGCACCCGTCTGCGTCGGACGAGCAGGATCGGCACTGATGAAGACGGCCGTGCGAGCCAGGTAGGCAGCGAGGACTTCTTCGACGGCGGTCGGCATGGCAGGCTCAACGCCCACGATGGTCGCGTGCTGATCGTTGCGGGCCGTGCCGAAGCTCTTCAGGGTGTTGATGTCGCCACGCTTTGCGGTGTAGACGTGACCGAAGAGCATGCGGTACGGGGACCAACGGCCAGACGTGTCGTTCATCTCGGTCTGGAAGGCGTCGAGGACGGCCGTGTCGGCGTAAGGACAGCCAATGAAGTCGTAGGCTTCATCGCCCATCGCCTTGATCGCATCCGCAACTTCCGGATCGACAGTGCCGCCGTTCATCGCGGTGATCTTAACTGAGATGCCGGCAGGCATCGCTTCGCCGTTAATCAGGCCGCGGAGGTTGACGCCGAGCTGAATGCCGTTGCCGACAGTGCCCTTGGTCTTGGCTGTGAAGGTCACGACGCCGGAGACGGCACCAGCAGTCACGGGGAGATCCTTCTTGAGAGAGATCGCGTCGGAGAGAGCGGTCGCAACCGTCTCGCCCGCGTCGCCCGTCTTGACAGCGACCTGAATGCGTTCGCCGCCGACATAGAAGGAAAGGGTGCCGGCCTCAAGGGCTTCACCCTTGACTTCGACCTTGCCGGTGGCAGCGCCTGCGGACAGACCGTCCTTGACCGGGATGCAGACGAGCTGACCGAAGCTATCGACCGCGCGATAAGCCTCGACCATGCGTGCCAGCATCGAGCCGCGACCAAAGAGCTTCTTGGCCATGGCCGCCGTCGAGACAGTCACAGGAACGCCGACTTCGGCAGTGCCGTCAAGCATCTGCCCGATGAGCAGAGACTTGGACTCATCCGTCGGCGTGGCCGCCGCAGAGTTGTCCATCTCGGCATAAAAAAGCGGCACTCGAATGCCGCTCGGAATCGTATTAAAGCTAACGCTCATAAGTGTTCACCTCTATGTGTCCTTCCAAAATCCCGTCAGGCTTGCCCTGCGTCGTGGATGGATCGATGCAGTCGACATCGATGTCCGCGCCTTCGAATTCGGGCAGGGCATTGAGTTCGACTTCTTGGTACGTGTCGCTCGTGTCGAGATAAGTCTCGAAAGAGAACTCGAGCTGGTACGCCGCGCGGGCGTCGTCCATGTAGATCAAAGACCCGCCCTCGAAGATGATCGGGCCGTGCTCGTCGCGCGGCTTCATCGTCCAGGAGAGAATGGCCTTGAAGACCTCTGGCTTGAGAAGCTCGATCCACCGAGACGCGTCCTGACCGCGTTCGTCCGCAAAATTCGGCACGAGCAGGATGACGCCAAAAGTGTTCGTGATCGTCTGGTAGTAGCTGACCTGCGACTCATTCGGGCCTGCATCTTCGCGAAGAGGCACGACATACGCAGCAGGCAAGGCGGGATTTTCATCTTCCGTCAAGCCTGCCCACTGAGCCGCGCCAGCTACTCGGCCGTCTAGCGTCTTACAACGCTTTCTCAGCGCGGAAATGATTGGATCAAGAATCATTTGATCGCGTCTCCAAGTGCATCAAACATCTCGCTTTCAAAGGTCTTCGCGTATTTGTCCGCGGCCTCTGGCACGAAGTTTTTGCGAGGCGCTGCCACCTTTTTCCCTGCTCTCTGTTTGTGCGATCTGGCTTCTTGAGCCGTCTCGGAATATGGCGCTCTATGGCCATACACAACAAAAGCGGGATAGTAGGCAGGCATTGCCTGCGTCTTGGTCGGATAGACCGCAACGGAATACCCAGACTTCGACACTTTGACCTTGATCGACTTCGCCATTTCACCCGTTTGTTTGCCGGGGAACTGACCAGCCTCAGACACAGCCTTACGCGAAATCATCTTTCTGGCGATCTTGCGAACGGCATTACCTGATTTGCGAAGCGGCTGTTTCAAAGCCTTCGGATCGTAGTCAATCTTGCGATACCCAGGATCGACGGCGCACTGCACAAGCATCAGTCTTTTCCTCCACGTCAAGAACGGTGAAGCGGTCAAGACCGCCAAGATCAGCTACACGACGAAGGCGATAAATCACGCCTTCGATCATCAGCTCGGTCACGCCCTTGAAGTCTCGAGGACCAGTGCGACCGGGCATCGAGCGAACAATCACACGATGCGTCACACCGGACTCGATTTGCTTCGAGCCGAAGTAGATGCAGGATCCGACCGGTTCAAGCCTCCCCCACACGACATCTTCGCGAACAGACGCTTTGGAAAAACCGAGGCGTTCGTCAGGCACAGACATCGTGTGAAAGATCTTGATGCGCCGATTCATCTTTCCGATTTCAGGTCGATTCATTTCCAAGTCCTAAAAGGATCAAGCAAAGCGTGAAGCCCTGGCAAAGGTGTTACGGCACATTCGACCGTTGCTTCACGATGCTCGTAGTAATGACCGACTTGAATCAGAATCCAATGCCTGATTGCGGCAGGAACGTCGGAAGGTTCAGCGCCATAACCGACAGTCCCTTCTCGCGAGATCAAGCCGCGCTGTAGCTCGTGCTCAGCCATCTGGGTAGCGGAGAGACACAAAGCCTCGATCAGCGCATCGTCAGCGGAGTGATCGACGCGGAGATGAAGCTTTGCGTCCTCGAGCGTCACAGCTGACTTCGCCGTAGACGTGTCAATCATGCCGCCTCCTTGTTTAGGCCGTCGGGAGCGTGAGAGAGCCGCCGACGAGAGCCTTGGTACGTTCGACGCCGAAGCCGAGACGGCGTTCAGCACGGATCGTGACCAAGTTCTTCTGAACGTTGTCGCTGTCCTGTTCGAACAGTTCGACGGTCATGCCCTGACGGTTCCAAAGCGTAGCGGCCTGCGTAAAGTCGCCGACGAGGAACTTGCCAGCGGTAATGGCCGGCGTCGTCCAGACCGGAAGGCCCCAGAGATACTTCGGAGCGACAGAAGCCGGATGACCGAGGTAGTAGTCACCAGAGGCATTCTTTTCCATCTGCATGTTCGTCCAGTCAGCCGGATTCAGAAGAATCACGTTCGGACGGAAGAAAGCCTGTTCGACCTTGGACTTGGCCATAAGGATGAGGTCAAAGGACGTTGGGTTCTTCGGAAGCTGAGCAAGCTTCGTGATGCCGTGATCGGTGAAGTTGCCGGCGGTAAGGATGCCGGAGAGATTCTGGCCCGTGCCGTTGCCAGTGACGAGCTGATCTTCGACGACAAGATCGATGCCGTACACAAGACGCTGATTGATGTAAGCGACAAGAGCCGGAGCATCGGCCATCAACTGCTTGGACACGCGAGCAAGGTGAGCGATCGTCTTGATCGTGCCCGTCTTGGTCTCGACGGCGGTAGAACCAAACGGCTTCTGAGCGCCTTCAGCAACGAATGCCGCGCCGTTGACGTTCTCGGCTTCCTTTTCCTGGACGTATTCAAAAGCGTTCGTGGTAATCGGGAGCGTCGGGAAGAGACCTTCAATCGTGAGCGGACGGAAAGCACCAGCGAGGATGCCCGGACGACGGTACGCCTGAACGATGCCACCGGTCGGCGTCGTGATCGGAGTGACCGCTTCCTTCTTGTCAAACGTTTCAACGAGTTCGACACGAGCCTTCTGGGCAGAGCCGTCGCGGAAGGCCTTGAAGCCGTCGGCATCGACGACGTTGTCGCCAGCCGTCTTAACTTCGGCTTCCTGCTTGGCAGCCACACCCTTCTGCTGAAGTTCCATCAGCTGACGAGAAAGCTTCGTCTGCTCTTCACCGAGGCGCTTCAGCTCAGCAGCGTTCGACTTGCTGGTCTCGTCCATCTTGCCTTCGACACGGTCGAGGGCTTCCATCACTTGCTTGATTTCATCAGCCATAGTTTCACCTTTCATTTAGGAGAGAGAAAGCTCAAGCTTCTTGACTCGCTCGAGCAGTTGAGTTGCCATCTTTTCCTCTTCCTCAGACTCCCTCTGAGAAGCGAAAAGCTTCTTGGCTTTTGCGACGATGGACGTCGCGGTCGACTTAGAGAACCCGCCTGCCTCCCGCAGGAAGTTTTCAAAGTCACGAATGGTTTGAAGTTCGTCGATCTCTTCGGAGCGGATCTCGGAGACGCGAGCGTCGCCGTCCGCCGGGAAGTTCACGATGGAGATCTCGTAGAGCTTGGAGACAGACTTGATGATGCGGCCGCCGTCCTTCTTGCGCTCGTAGTCGCCTTCGGACAGGCGGAAGCCGATCGAAAGTCCGTCGACGGTTCCGTGCTTCATGGCCGCCAGAATCGCGTCCGACTGAGGATTGCCTGGCGTCAGTTCCCCTTCAACAAGCAGCCCCTTCTCGTCCTCAACCGCAGAGAGCCACTTACCGACCGGCAAGCCCCAATCATGAGCGAAAAACATTTTCGGCATGCCGTTGTCGGCCAAGGTCTTCAGATATGCGCCCGGCAGAATCGTGTCGCCGTAGCTGTCGTTCCCGTTAAACGTCGAGGCATACCCCCTGAACTTACGGGTGTTGCCTTCGAATCTAAGCTCCACGCTTTCAAGTGGAAGACTTTTGAAAATCGTCATCATTGCCTCACTGGTGTTCCGTCTTTTGGAGAAGATCCGACGCGAGACACCTCTCCCAACTTGTCAAGCGGGACCAGGTTCGATTGTGCGGTGAGCGCGTCACCTCCCTCCACGGGTGGGAGGTTCTCGAGACGGCGGATCTCGTTGCGGCTCATCGCACCGTTCTGTGCCATGGTTGAGTAGAACTGCGCTCGCTCCTGCGGCGTCGTGCGCAGGAAGCCGTCGAGTTTGAACTCGATCGTCATATCAACATCGGTGATGGGAATCAGGCGTCGGCTCAGCGCCTGCTCGAGCTGTTTGCAGAGCGGTCCGATCGTGAACTTGTGGAAACCCTCAACGATCTGGGCGATGCCGCTGCCCCAAGTGGTCTGCGCATTCGAGCCGACCAAGACGCCCGGCACCCCGAACCATCGGCAGATCTCTTCGACGCTGAACTGGCGAGTCTGCAAAAGCTGAGCGTCGGCCGGCGTGAGCGAGAGCTGCGTGTACTTGAGGCCGCGGTCGACCACGTACAGACCGCCGCCCTTTGCCGTCATTCCCTTGAAGCGATCGCATACCGCCTTCAGTTGATTGTCATCAAGCGTCGAATCAGTGTAGAGAACGCCGGACGGTTTCGATCCGGATCCGTAAAGACGCGTCGCGTTGTCCTGAGCAGAGATCGCCTCATCCGTCGTGGCCCGCATGTACTCGAGCTTCGAGAGTCCGATAAACCCATTGCCAAGGCCCTTCCAATGAATCATGTTCTCGGGCGCGATTACGGAGATTGCCCCGTCCTGATAGTACGTGTAGACCTCACCGCCTTCGACGATAGACACCTCCATCTGATCCGGTGAGAGCGGGATCAGAGCTACCGGCTCTCCCTCGCCATCTCGAATGATCTGGGCGTAGGCATTGCCTCGGAGCATGCGGTTGACGACCATCGCAGAGATGAACTCGTTTTGCGTCATCCAGGCATTTGGACGGTCATGAAGCAGCATCCACAGACGGCTTTGCTTGTCTGGATGGCGGCCGCCGTCAGCCGTATCGCGGTAGACGTAGAGTGGCAGCGTGCTGATGGTCTGAGCAAGAAGCTCGACGCATGCGAAGACTGCAGAGATCTGCAGGGCCGCGTCCGGCGTGACCGTCTTCGTCTGCTCGATGATGGGCGAGACCGGCATAGGGATCTGCTGCCCGGACGCAGTGCCGAGCGGACCGCCCCATCCGGCCACCCAATTGATCAAACGTTTTACGAACATTCCTACCACTCAATAAATACGGACTCCGAAGAATCCTCAATGTCGTCGAACGGATTGGCTTCATCCGCCGTGTTGGAGATCCCCAGAGCCATGATCAAGGCGACTACGCCGTCGATCTTGTTCTCGTACCTTTCCTTCCTTGGAAAGATGTTGTCCTTCGCATCGAGCTTGGCCACGACGTTCCCCATCATCCATCGGAGAACGGGATTTCCGTCATGGTTCACGCGCTTGTCCTGGACCAGCGCCTCGAGCGACTTCATCGGATCCGAAAAGTTCTGGACCGTGTTCCGATACTCGACCATAGGAGCACCGTCGTTCCCGAGGTTAGTAGCGAGCTGCAGCGCGTTCCACGGGTCATAGGCGATGCCCTTCACATCAAAGCGTGACAAGTCGTCACGGATATCCTCTTCGATGCGGGCGAGGTCCGTCATCGCACCGCCGGATTGCGTGATCCAGCCTTCCTCGACCCAACCTCGATACTGAGAGTTGGTCGACTTCTCGACGGCGGCCTCAGGCAAATAAAAGTCGGCGAAGACAACGAAGGACTTGCCGACCGGAAAGAGAAGCACCTTGGCCGTGACGTCGTTCTTTGCTCCGACGTCCAAGCCGATGTAGCAGGGCTGACCTTCGAAGTCGCTTCGATCGACATTGATCTCGCCCGCTTCCCAGGCCTGCATGTCCATCCAGGCCGACGAAGCGGAGCACCAGATATTCAGGTGCTTGGTCTTGAAGTTGTTGACGGCGCTCGGAAGCGCGATGGCTTTCTTCATCAGGGACGTAATGATTTCCGGCCGGACGGAGATGCCCCAGTTCGGGTTCGCCTTCTCCAAAGCCTCGACCGTCGTCCAGTCGTCGCCGTCGTCCAGACCGTAGACGATCCCGAACTGCGTCTCGTCCACGACGCTCTTCTCGAGCACCTTCGTGACCATCGTTCGAACTTCGTAGCAGATGCCCGACGTATCGAACCCCGCCGTCGTAATGACGAACATCAGCGAGTTCTTGCGCTTGCCGGTCGACGTTTCGACCACGTCGTAGACGGCTCGCGTCTTGTGGGCGTGCAGCTCATCGATGATGGCCAAGTGAGTATTCAAGCCGTCAAGGGTCGAGCCTTCTGCGGACTTCGCCTGAAAGGTCGAATTGCTGGTCGGCACGTAGAGCGCGTTCGCCAGCACCTGAAGCCCGAACTTGTTCCGTAGCGGCGCATTCCGCTCAGCCATCACCTTCGCGTCACCGAAGACGATCTTCGCTTGGTCTCGCGTGGTGGCGAAGCTGTAGACCTCGGCACCGCCCTCTCGATCAGCCAATAGGCAATAGAGGCCAATCCCAGAGCACAAAGTAGACTTGCCGTTTCCGCGACTCACTTCAACATAGGCTCGTCGATACCGGCGGCCGCCGTCAGCTCGACGCAACCAGCCGAACACCGTCGTCAGAATGAAAACCTGCCAAGGCTCAAGATGGATGCGAGTGCCGGCAAGCTCACCCTTTGTGTGGGTGAGAAGCTCGATGAACTTGCAGACGCGATTGGCCTCGTTTTCGTCGAAAACATACAGGGACCTGTCGCCGACGTACTTTTTCAAGTCAGCAAGCTGTCGATCAACGGCTAGCTTCACCCACTTGCAGGCTGGAATCTTCCCGCCAAGAATGTCAGCCGCATACTGCCTGGCGATCCCGCAATAGTCTCTAGAAGCCATCGTATTCGTTCTGCTCTTCGTCCTTGGGATCCGCCTTCACGCGCGCGCGAGAGACAGGCGTGAATCCCAACTCTTTTTCACAGCCCGCGAGAACCTGCTGCACTTTGATGAGTGCGTTGAATCGAGGGTTAAGCTTGTCTGAGATATTGCCTTCCTCGTCCAGAGCGACAACGTCCTCGTGGTCGAGCTGCTTGGCGATCTTGCGATATAGCGCATAGTTCCTCGCCCAGCGCTCAAGCACCGTCACGTCAAGTGCCGTGAGCATTCCCTTTGGTGCGCAGGCAATCGCGAGCTTCCAAGCTTCGCGAGCATCCTTTGTCAAACCGACGGGCGGCGTCTCAGTCAAGGTAGCATCAGAGATGACGATCGACCTCGAGCGACGGCACGGCTGAAGCGTACCCGACGCGGCCTTCTCGGCATCCGACTTGCTTGCTCTCGGCATTGAAAACTCCACGAATTGCACGCGTAAAAAATTAGCTGGGGGCGCGGTCTAGAGCCAACAAGGCGGTCACTTTTGACCCGCCCCCTCCGACGGCTGGCATACAGCCTCAACTACCGCTACTAAAATGGACTCACGAGCATCTTTTAAAGCGAAAGTCTTGTTAACGAGTCCGCCAAGATCAACATCTCCACCAGCGGCGGCAAACTCTACGCTTGTCTCAATCTCTTTTAAAAGAGCCTTAGCCCGATCGATCTCATCAAAGGCTTTAGCCAGTGACTTCGTTCTTTGTTTAACTGACATATAGACTCCACGCCAATGAGTTCTTACAAACAACCAGAGTTTTTAAAATCGTCGTTCACTTGCCCTCATTGCGGAACAATCGCCGAAATGTACTGGACAAGAGTCAAGAGTTCCAAGGGTTTCAGAATAGGCAACGCCCTTTCCTATGAGTTCCAGAGCCAAACCATTGCTGTATCACAATGCAGAGACTGCGAAAAGTTTTCCGTTTGGATTGATAAAGCCATGGTCTACCCAGAGGCCTGCGGGGCGGAACCCCATGACGACATGCCAGAGCAAGCAAAGAAGACATTTCGTGAAGCACAGAGCATTCTTGGCAAATCACCAAGAGGGGCCTGCATGATGCTTCGCTTGTGCGTAGAGCAGCTACTCACGGAGCTTGGATACGAACAGAAGAACCTTGCTGATAAGATCAAAGCGGCGGCACCTGAAGGATCAAATCTTCATCTCATCCTTGATGCTTGCAGACTTGCCGGCAATGAGTTCGTTCACGCCGGTACCATAGAAGAGCTTGATAAATCAGGCCACCAACCCGAAGTTATTGCAGAAGCTCTGTCCACGTTTATTAACCAAGCGGTGCTACAGCTAGTAACTATCCCGAAAGCGGCTAACGCAATTAAAAACCGATTCAAGCCACAGCCAAAATCAGCTAAATAGCATTCCCAAAACCGCCATCCTCACGCGCCGTCTTCCGGCTGTGACATTCGTGGCAGAGAGGCTGAAGGTTGTCCTCGTCCCACATGAGGAACGGGTTCCCCTTGTGCGGCCTGATGTGGTCGACGTCGGTCGCCAACTTGATAATCCCGCGCTTCTCACACTCAACGCAGAGCGGATGCGCAGCAAGGATCCGAGCTCGAAGTCGCTGCCACTTGTAGCCATAACCTCGAGCGGACGACGACCCAGCTCTCTCAGTCCGGCGCCTATCTCGATCAGCCGCGAACTTCGCGTCACGAGCCTCGCCTGCGGCCTTGTGAGCTTCGCAATACTTTGCGCCAAGCGGGACCGGCTTGCGGCAACCTGGGTACTTGCAGAGAGTCAAGATCGGCATCCTTCACCTGAATAAAAGAGGGGCAAGGGAAAAATCCCCGCCCCTAGGCCTCAGAACAACAACTGCCCTAAGGTAGCGAACCATCAATAGAAAAAGGGCGGCCTCTTTCGAAGTCGCCCTTTTCGTCTTTCTTCGGAGTTTCTCGATGTCACCCTTGCGGCCGCGACTCAGAGAAGAACTAGCTCCTTGAGCGCTTGCTACAGATACACTTCGGCCTGCGCGTGCGCTCAAGTTGGCTGATTCACAGCTTCGTACTAGTTCATGAACCGAGTATAAGGAACCCCATTCAAGGTCTGCACCCCTCTTTTTACATTTAGTTACTTAAGCAAGGGATCATCCGAGTGCATCCCAGAAATCCCGTTCGCAGACGATCACTAACTTAGCGCCTTCCTTTCTCAATTTCACGGCCTGCTCAACCTTTCGACCATAACACGAAAAGGCCCAGCTCCGGTTACCGGCGTTCCCGACGACAAGATAGTCGATCTTCTTTGAGATAGTCATCTTCACCAGGCCACCCGCATCCAGAATGCGGCGACAAACCTCTTCTCGGCTCGCCTTCTCAAACTCACCAGTCACGCAGAACGTCTTTCCCTCTAACTCCACCTCTGGATCAACAGCGCAAATTCCCTTGATCGAATACTTCTGCTTGAGCTCCAAAAAGCGTTCCTTCGACAAGGTGGCCGATTCATTGAAGTCGATGAACTCCCCCATAAAGGTCATGATCTGTTCGCGCTCTTCATGAGTGACATTACCATCCGTCAAGGCATTGACCAGTAGCGACGAGATCTCGTCATATGGGTAACTGCCAGCAAGGTAATCATGTTCGAAGACCCAATCACGAAGAGAATTGATCTCCTCGTCTGACAGTTGTCTATCTGCAAGTATTCCATGGAAAATCCCATGGAGTTCCTGGATACGATCCTTTATGAGGTCATCGATATCTGTCCATTCCGAGAGTCTGTCAGCGAGCCAAACCAAGTCTTCGATCTCTTCTTGATCGATCTTTCCGTCTCGAAGATAGTCCTCCAGATGATTGATCACAAGATCCCACGGATGGTACTTTGCATAATGAGCATTTTTACGAATCCATTCCCAGAGTTCCGTCTGCTCCTCTTGGTTGACAACACCGTCAACGCAAATCCCTCGCAACAACCCTGACAGGCTACGGAAGGCCTTCTCTTTGATCCTGCGACCATTGAAGGCCAAATGCTCACGGGCATCGTATGCACGAATGCTTTCCAACTCCATGTTTGCTCCTGATCTCTTGAACCAATCAAATAAAAAAAGGCGAACTACACCAACTCGCCATTTCACCTACTTCAGCTCAAGAAATCATAGGCTACGCATCGTAAAGACGTCTCAGGAGATTCCCTAACAGCCACTCGGCCGCCATCAGGTCATCGGCTGCCCGGCGCCTACTAGTCCCTGCCGACCGGCATAGTCGACCGAAGCATGACCACTGGACGTCCTTAGCAAGATAGAAGGTCGTGATGAGCTTCCTTTCGATAGCAGGCATGAGAGGCGAGCAAAGAGCCGCCTCGACCTTTTCCGCATCAGCCATATCCAACTGTTTTGACGGCGCCGCCCTGCACGGGGCATTCTCATCGCGTCCATATTCCCTCAAAAGGGTTTCCTCCAACGCAAGGAATGGCGCTCGCCCCCATGACGAGACTGCCCTACGCGGCGCGAAGACCCTCAGCCAGTTCTCCAGTCTCTTCACAGTCTGCCAGTCCCGCTCCACAATTACCTCCCAGTACCTTTGCCAGCAAATCCTCAAGCGAACACCCCTCGAAGCTTCTGCCCTCACCCTGCGCGATGAGCACCTCTCCCTCATCTTTGATCGCAAGGAGCTCGATCTCGAGCCTCGCCCGAACGTCATAGGCTTTGATGGCAACGCATGCAACGATCTGTCTGTCGTCGTCAAAGCACACATCCTGAATGCCGTCCAGAGCCGACTTCACGACATTGTCGATATCCGGCTTCGTGATCTTCTGAACCCTGCCGCCGACTGCCACCCTCTTTTTCTTCTGCGACCATGATGTCGGCGGTTCTGAGAAAGCTCGAATGATCGCAATGGCCGGGGCCATACCAAGCCGATCTTTTGACAGTTTTGCAGCGAAGCGAAGCGCATCCTCATAAGCGACAGTCTTTCGCGGCGTGTAGACAGTGCCTGATCTCGAGCTCACACGAGGGCGCCCCTTGCCTATCGGCTCACCTTCGACGACTACCATTCCAGTTCAACTCCTCGAACCGGCTCCGCCATCGGCGCCGCACGATGACCTATACGCTGACAAAGCGACCTCACCCGCTCAGCTGCCGACGGCCTTGCCTGCTTCTTGCCGGCGTCACGCTCGCGCTTCTTGGCGATCCCAACTTCGATCTCACGATGGATCATGGTCGAGATGATGTCGAGCGGGAAGTGGCCAGATCCGCGCCCATACATCGCCTTCATCTCGGCCTCACTCAGCATCTCGATGTCTGCCGCCCGCATGACGGGATCCGCGTTGATCTGGTGAATCACTTCAGTCGCTGCCTCCAAGTCGTTGAAGCATTGGTAGTGAATGATGGCCATCTGCCAGACGGCCCAATACCTTTGCAGAATCTCCGTGACGAGCGGCCAGTACTGCGACTGCACGCCCGTATGGAATGAGCAAAGGAACCGACCGTTGCGCCCCGTATCGCACGGGAACGGACAGCCGGCAGCCGGACACGCCATCGACGTCGGCACCATGTAGGAACCGTTGCCCTCATCAGCATCCGGACGCGTCCGCGCTTTCTGTTCGCTGATCGCTTTTGAAAGAAACCCTGCCATAGCGGCAACTCCTTTTGTTTGGTTCCGTGGGATGATTGAGGTGTGTTCCCCAACACAGTCCATCAACCACCCCACGGAGAAAGATGTTCATGTTCGATATAAGCCTGGCCGATTGGGCGGCCGTCCTCTCATTCCTTGCCTTCTGTATCGGATTGACCTGGAAGTTCATCCTTGTCTGCCGACGTCAAGCTTTCTCCCCTTCCATCACATCTGTTCCCATCGATAAGAACCATCATCCGGGCACCCCAGGCACTGTCTCCGAAGTGGGGCAGTACATCGTGGAATTAACCATCGAAAGCTCTCCACCCGGAAGGTTCAATGACGAGTACTGGGTGTTTGTCTGCGCCGGAAGAGCATCCGACTTCGAATACGAGTCCAACGAGGGAAAATGGACAGCCGACCGGATCACCGGCGCCAACTTTCGCCAAACACTGCCGACATACACCATTTCGCCCCAATCAAGCTCGAAGACTGTCGTCCTAGACGCTGACGATCGCCAGTACAAACTATTCGCGGTCCAGTCCACGAGGTTTTCTATTTGCGGCTCATCCAGCTCCTCGCGCCTTTTGGTCGCCCCGCTTTGCGCCGACTTGATCCCCAAAATCCTTCTGACGAAGGTCTTGACCGTCCCGCCTACGCAAATCAGTAGATTGACGAACTCGAAGACGACGTAGACGAAGATCAGCAGGAAGATCACCGCACAGAAACCGCCAAGGAAACCCATCAGGGCCGTGCCGGCATCAGCGACCTGCGATGTCGTCATCACGCATACTTCCCTTCCACGACTTTGGTAAAATTTGACTCGTTCATGAGCCACTCCAAATCGGCCTTGAACGTTCTGCTATGGCCCTTTCCTGGTTGCTTCAACCCCATCAGGAAGGGGCTTTTTCGTACCAAGGAAAAGTACCCCCGAAAGAGGTCAAGCCCGTCAGCCTGACTCGCGACCTTCTCGGTCGTGCAGACAGAGCGCCAGCGTGCCGTGATCCAGCTTCTGCGCTTGGATGTGAGCGTGGCCACCCGGGGGAGCTCAGGCAGGATCTCGTGGTAGAGGGTCACGATCCGGTCGTAGGGACACGGCGGCATGCGTGAGCCTTGATCCTTTTCCTCGTTGCACGCGGGCGGTTCGGGCGGGGGTTCGACAACGTCGAACTCAGAGCCGACCTCGTCGGCGATCAGGTCATAGTCGTCAAGAGGCGCCGAATTTCCACCCATATCCTCCCTTCTAGTCTCTAATCTCTTATCTCTATACTCTGGTGGACATTTGTCCACCCCTTTGTCCACCACTGGACGACAGGCACTTTTGCCCAACTCGCGGCGGGCTCTCTGCTGTTGCTTCTTTAAGGCGCCGCCGCTGGCTGAACCGATCAAGTTGGACAGATGGGCCATGAAAATCGTCCCGTCTTCCAAGACCTCAACAAGCCCGCACATCTTCAGATTTACGATTGCGCACTGGACAGTGTTGACGTCGGATCTAGTGAAGTCGGCGAGCTTTTCTGCGTCATACGGGATGAGCATCTGACCCACCCTGCGGACCAGCAGCCCGTTCGTCTTGAGTGATTTGAGGCACAGCTTCAGGTAGAAGAGCACCTGGGCGGGGCCATTCGGCTGCTCTTCAAGCCAGTCGATTTCGTCGCTCTCAAAAAACTCTTCACGTAGCTGAAGCCAGTAGTACCTTGTGTTGTCGTAGTCGGACATTACGAATCCTTTTTTGCGATCGGTTGGCGGAGGACTGCCCAATCGACGTCAGGGCGTAGCTGTTCACATCGGATCCGTCCTGCCGTCTCGCGTTCGATGATGGGACACCAGTTTTCAGGTATTGGGCGCCTGCACGTGACAACATGGTTGATCATCGCCGGTGTGACGCCCAAAACCTTGGCCAATTTTTTTTGGGAGCCGAAGAATTGACAAACGGCTTCGAAAGCTAGGTTTTTCATAGCCGCAAATATATCATTGATTGCCAACAACAGCAAGTCATAGCTATACAAATATTGCTATATCATTGGTATATTCACAGGAGACTGCCATGCTTACCCCTGCCCAAGAATCCGAATGCAAGAAACTGAAAGAGCTTTTCATCAAAAAGAGTCCACTTTCCCAGAAAGCGTTCGCACTCAAGTACGGCTTTGGGACTCCCGGGAATCTGTGGCAGTACCTCAATGGTAGGCGTCCACTCAATGTAAATTTCGCAACAAAGATGGCGAAACTCTTGGGAGTGAACATTGCAGAGTTCTCCACTCGTCTTGCAGCAGAAGCGGAGGCTCTAGGGATCCCTCAAGGAATAGACCTCAACATTTCGGTCGCCCCGTCTCGACAAAACAAAAAGATCCCAATTCTCTCGTATGTACAAGCCGGGGGCCTGACAGGCCAAGGTCAAGTCAGTGACAAGCTCAAGGCAATTGACGTCGGGGACTACATCACTGGAGACGACGACTTGTCTGACGATGTCTTCGCCATGATCGTCAGAGGCCGGTCCATGACGCCCGATTTTGAAGAAGGCGACACCGTGCTTTTTGACCCTTCCATCTCTCCGCAACCAGGCGACTTCGTCGTGGCCGCAAAGGCAGACTGCCATGTAGATGATCCCGAGGCTACGTTCAAGAAGTACCGCCCAAGAGGTTACGACGAAAACGGCCACGAAATTTTCGAACTTGTCCCCCTTAACGAAGACTTTCCGACCATCTACAGCGACAAGACCCCCTGCACGATCATAGGCGTCCTTATCGAACATCGGCGCCGCTACCGCAGGCGCTGACTCTCCGCAACTTACACTCAAGCCTCGCCCTGCGGGGCTTTTTTTTGGCTTTGACATATATCAACGATATACGAAATTAGGTCGCGAAATCTGTCGAAGACATTGATTCGCTCAACTATCGCTGATATATTTACTCGCGAAGAATCCATCAGATCTATCTGCTTCTACACATTCACGCGGAAAGTTTTCTCATGACAAACACTGAAACTCTCTCCACCACGGCGCTCGACGTCCAAGCCATCCGCAAGAAGCTTGAAAAGCACTTCTCCGACCTCCCGGCCGCAGAGCTTGATACCGATGAATGTCGCCGTCTGTTTATCGTCCGCCGACTGCTGCGCCACGCCTACAGCCTCTGTGTTCGCGGAGACGTCCTCAACCTTCTCGACGAAGCCAACAAGATCAAGAACACCGCTGTCTGGCTCAACGACATCGCAGATGACATCGAACTTGAGGAATGAACCATGACCGACACCACTGACCAACTTGCCCTGACGAGCGCCTTCATGCGCCCCTACATCGCCTTAGCCCGCAAGCACGAGTACTACAAGCTCGTGCGGACCAGAATGGCGGCAGAGCTCGCAGGCGCCCCCGCATTTCCTAGCGATGACATCCGAGACGAATCCTCCCGCCTCGTCCTCGACATCAAGAAGACAGCCATGCAGGACCTGCTGACCTGGACACTCTCAGAACGCATTTACTGCGACGAGACGTACTTCTCGATCGGCTTTCTCGCTGACACTGTCGCCCGCACCGCACTTGTATGTGCAATTGCCGCAGACGAGAACCTAGATCCGATCCTTGAACCGGGTGCGAAGCAGTCCGTGTCAGAAAGGAGGGCGGCATGACCGACCAAATCAAGCGCATAAGCAAAGAGGCCGCGATCGACATTTGGAAAAGTCAATGCGCAGCCTTCGTGAAGTCGTTCCGAAATAACTGCTACCGCATGGGGGTCCCTGATCTCCTCGACACCCTCGAGGAGCTCCACGGGCGACTAGCCCCAAGAGAAGAGGATCCTCTGGGCTTCTTTCTCAGTGATTCCCTCGGTCAACGCCTTCCGGAGAGCAAGAAGGTAAAGAGCATCCGCGCGCGCAAACGCCGCGAGCTTCTCGCCCTCCCAGTGGATGAGCGCCTGCCGAAGCACCTCTTCAACGTCGTCCTCGTCGTTGATGACGTTTTTGCCGGCGCAAAGCTTGACGAACTGCACAAGGCCAAGGTCCTGAAGCTTCTTGTTAAGCGGAAGCACAAGGGAGCCGTTCGTAAGCGCAGTGCAGATGATCTTCGTCGCTTCATCGCTGGTAAACGCGTTCTTGCCATTGTCATTTGAAGTCATAAGTATCTCCTCCAGTGAGTGGTTGGGTAATTGCTTCACCATCCATCTTCTCACTGCGAGGAGAGCCCAGCAATTCGGGAATCCATCATGAACAACACCGACAACAAACCCGCTCGCAAGCAGGCCATCGTGCTCAACCATAAGCGCGCAACCAGAGGCTGCCTCTCGCGTGCCGTCGAATATGGCCGCCTCACTGTCGGTCAACTGAAGGCGGCGCTAGAGACGGTTGACCCGTCGCTGGTGGTGTGCCTTTGCGATGGCCCCATCGGCGCTGCCAACCCTCTCGAATCTGCGTCCGTGGTGACTCTACGTGAAAACTGGTTTGACCCCGACGTCTACACCCCCATTCTCACCTCCCCTGAAAGGAGCTCCAAATGACAACGCTTCTTCGCATGGTCGCCCACCTTCCGCCGGCATTTTCCCGCTTCGTCTTCGGCGCCCCGGACCAGGACTACCGCGGACCGCTCTGCTCCGAGGAAGAAGACCGTCGCGAGCTTCGATTTGGATTCGCCTTACTCGCAGCCATTCCAGCGACCGCGGCATTGACGCTCCTCATGCTCGGCGCCATCTGACCCTACTGGAGGACTCAATGTCACACCCCATTACCCAAGGTCGTCGAATCCGCACGGTCAACGGTGTCGGCTACAACCTCACCTGGCTCGGAGAACGAGAGGGACGGCTCTGTCGCCTCATCTTCGACCTTCACTCTTTCGACCTCAGGACGTTGGAGGACATCGAGCAGCTGATACCCCTACGAAAGATTCACGTCGCATGCGACATCAGCGGTCGAGAAGCGCTTGAAAAGATCATCCGCATCATCTGCGATGAATACCCGCAGTACATCGACCTCATCTGTCCTGAAAGGAGATCCGCATGCGTGACGGAATGATCGTCTACCGGGAGCAAATCCATGAGGTCGGTCGCGTCGGCTATCGCCTGAGTTGGTCAATGGAGGACTTTCCGAACGAGACCCTCAAGACGCACATAATCGTGCGCTACGGCATGACGGCCTTCAACCTCTGGAGCGGTCGAGAGATCAGCGCAGTCCTCATGCCCATGAGCTTCTCCGTTCCGGCCAGCACAACTGAAGACGACATTCGAAAGATGGTCTTCCTCAGAATCGCGAAAGACCATCCACAGCTCATCGAGTACATCTGCTGACCTCCGGCCCTCATTGAGGGCATCTTGGCAAGCGCTCTTCCTCCCTTCGCTCGTTCCGGTTCCGTCCGAGCATTGTCAGCCCTCAGGAAGAGCGCTTACCTAGATCAACCAACCATCTGTAGCCAGAACATGCTCAAAGACTTTCCACTCTTCTGCGAATTCCTCGTTGGATTCGTCGGGCTCGTCGTATTCCTCGCAGCGGCAGGTGTCGCCATTGGCAGCTTCCTCGGCGCCCTGGCCGGCTCCGCCGTCTACATCTATGACGTGATCTTGGGGGCAGCGTGATGACACCGCTTTACGCCGAATGGCGTCCCATCAAACCGAAGGCTTCAACGCCCTGCATCCACGCAGATCGCCTGTCTGATCGCGCCTGCTCCATCAATGCCCAGGCAGACGCCCTCATCAGGAAGTTCTCTGAGATCTATAGCATCCGGCAAGAAGGCAAGCCAAGGAGCCTCTCAAAGATGAGCATCGCTGCTCAGGAAAGCGAACGCTTGGCAGAAGGTCTCCAGTACACCGTTCAGCTACTGCTCGATGACATCAGAGAACTACGGAAAAAGATTCACGATGAGGCCTGCAACTCTGCAGCCAAATTGTCCAACCCCAAGAAAAGGAGATAGCTATGGGACGAATGATCGGAAAGCTCTCAGAAGAGAGGACGTGCTACGTCAGCATCGCGCTCTTGGAAATCGTCAGCGAGCTGACCAAATGCCCTCCAACGATCGACGAAAAGGGGCTGCTCATCAAAGCGACCTATCCGCTGACGGGCTTGGAAGTGTACGTAAGACTCCCAGCATACGGTCTTGATGCTGGATCCGTCTCAAGTCTCGAGTGTGCCCATGACGACATCCTCACGAGCATCGAGGACAAACAAGCCATTGAAGAGCCACACATCGAGCGTAAGGTCGAACGACCGGCCAAGGAAAGTCCAATCAAGCGTCGACCTCGAGACTTCAGCGTATGGCCTCGCGTTCTGAAGAAGCTACGCGACATGCAGCCCTTCTCCAACACCTTCATCTTCGACTGCGAGGACATGGCTGCCACGAGCGTAGCAAATGCAATCCATAGAGCGTTCCATGGTGCTTCCAACATCCTTGACCCGCATCTGGCAAGCCCTGTCTTCACCGGCTTTCAATGCAAGTGCATGAAACAGCCAGACAACACCATCCGAGTTTTTCTACTGAAAACAGAGGTAAAAAATGATTGACCCATATCCCTACGAATGGCCGCTCATCATCCCGAAGAACGTCGGCATGTACGCCATGCGCTTCGTGCCCCGCGACAATCCCTCTGACGTCTTCACACTGATCGTGAAGTGGGACGGCGAG